TTATCTACCACCCATTGTTGTAAAGCCCTGCCCTTGGCTTTAGCAGAAGATGGCTTCACTTTTTCTTTTTCTTATACGTTACTTTTTTGCCAGCTTTTTTAGCCGCTGCTTTTGCAGCTTTCATTCCTTTAGCTGTATAAGAGTAATGTTTTTTACCTACTTTTGGCATTTTTTTCTCCTAGTTTTTATTGTGTTGTTATGTATTTTATCCGCGTGTTTTTGCAATGATCTTTCTAAAAGTTTATCTATTAAATTAACTAGAAACTTCACTTGCCCTTTTTCATTTTCTTGCTTATCCACATGTTTTTAACAAGTGATGGTTTTTTACCAAACTTTTTATCAGCTTGCGCCTTTGCGGAAGAGTAACCTTTTTTGCCTTTTAGGGTTGTTTTTTTACCCTTATATTTCATATCCCATACGTTTACCATTTTTTACAACTCCAATACCTTGGTGTTAGCTTGCTAGGTGGATTAGTATCACATTTATGCCTTGCTCTAAAAGACTTTCTTCTTTTTGGTTGTGATTTTTTAATTGTCATTTTAGGATCACCAAATCTAACTAACTTAACTTGTTCTCCTTGCTTTGCTAGAACAGCAAACTTTTTAGACTTTCCTGGTGTTCTTTTTGGTTTGTTGTAACCACTAAACCTTTCACCTCTATATGTAATTGCCATTATTTGTTTTTCCTTGTTCTAATTATAGGTCTTGGCTTCATCAAGTTATCTAACCATTCCCATGCTTCAATTAAATATTTCTTCATTAATGTAATTCTTTTTCCTCAATAAATATTATTTCAGAGTTTGCGTTGACCTCACCATTTGACATCAAGCTCATAATCTTTAGTGCATCGTCTTTTGTTTTTGCTTTAATTTCTTTACCAACATAAACCATATCACCTTCAAGCACTTCTAAATTAAATATTTTGTGTTGGTGGTACATTGCCTGTAAATAATCCTTGAGCTTGATCTTTTGCACTTTGTCGTAAGGCCTCTCTGTCTCTTTCCATGATTGCGTTAAGTTCAGCAATGTTTACCTGTGCGCCATACTTAGCTTGGAGTTCCATTGCTTTGACTTTTAATTGTGCCTCTTCTATATCTCTTTGTCTATCATCATCAAGAATGATTTTCATCCTATCTGTTTCTGCATCAATCAAGGCTTTCTGCGCAGTAACTTGTGCTTTTTGCATCTCAGCTTGTGCCAACATTTCTTCAGCAGATGGTTTATCTTGCTCTGGTTGTGGTGGCATTGGAGGAACTTCAGCATTAATAAATGAGGTAGAGTCTTGGAATCCAGCTAACTCAATCATTCTAGTTAAAGTATTAGAATATTGCTGTAGATTTACTAAAGGATTCTGTGGCCCTAGCAATTGCATAATTTGTTCTTGCTTGCTTGCGATATTTTGTAAGATTGAGAACTTTTCTGTATCAGATGACTTAGATATGGCTACATTAACCACTAAGTCTTTGTCTGTATCCCAGTATCTTGGATCTACAGGTACAAATTTACCGTTTAATCTAAAGACATCTTGGGCGTTTTGATGCTTGATAACCAAGTTATTTGTGGTTCTGAACATCTCTTTTAGGCCGCCTTCTGCAAAATGTCTGCAAATAAGTTCTACTCTTCCTTGCGCACCACTCATAGTTGCAGTCACAGCCGCGCTAGTAGTTGATTGTAGTGCTTCAGCGTTAAGACCTGCACTTGCTTTAGATACGCCAGTTCTATTTTCTTTAGCTTCATCTAAATATCCTAGTACTGGGAATGCTTCTTTACCTACAAATGGTACTGCAAATGGTTGTACCATTCCTGGCGCACGCATACGTATGGGTTGTCCTATATCTGTATTTAACACATCGTCAACATTAACTTGTCCTTCAACAATACCCATACGTGGGAAAATTGAATGACCTAGTGAATCAAGCGTATCACGCATAATTTGTGACTTAGCAGCTTGAATAGGTTTGAGATAATCAGCTGGACATGAACCTATAGCTGTGTGCGGTTCTGGATCTGGACAGAACATGCATATTGGTAAATCATCCCATTGTTCTACATTTAAAACATGAATACCATTACCGATGGTACATACTCTAATTCTTTCATTAATACCGTCACCATCAAAATCATAGAACAAGTAATGCTCTACGTATAAAACATCTTTACCGCCAGCATCGTTTCTGTCTGGGTAAACCATATTATCAAATGGGTTTCTTGCTTCTATTTCTTCATAGGCCTCTGGATCTACTGCACTACCGCCATAACTTGCGTATTGCTCAATTTCTTCTTCGTCATAGCCCATTGCTACTAAATCAGAAACAGACTTAATCATTCTGTGTGCGACATAGGATGCAGACTGAAGGTCGCGTGCGTGTCTTGATATTAATACTTCTTCTGGTGGTATTGCTTCAATACACACTTGGTTTTTTTGTTTTACTCTTCGAATTGTTAAATCAAAACTTACTGGTATTTCCTCGGTTACTTCTTCACCGCTTAGTGGATCAAGTGTAGTAATGGTTTCTTTAGTAACTGACTCTTCAACTATCTCGACATCTTTATCTAAGATAAGTGCTTGATAAGATGCAGGATCAAGATTCGTATATTCGTGCGTGGTTGCTACAACTGAATCATCCCAAAAGACTTTAACAAAACCAGTCTTCCTAACTAGCGCATCTTTAAATGCATCATATAAAACTTGGAAGCCAGGATTTTTTTGTTGGATAATATAATTAATATAATCGGTTTGTTGTTCTGCAAGCGGAATATCCTCTGCGTTTTTAGGTACAAACTCTACAATTTTTTTCGTACCAAAAAATGTACGCATGATAGATGGCAACATAAATAATATGCTCTCTCTAACATCCGTAGATATAAATTCTGATTGCACGCTTGAGGTGCTTTGTGGTTCATTGCCTAAATAGTATTCGGTTGACTCTGCTCTCTCCTCTCCAACTTGGTGTATGAAATCTTTGGCATCATCCATCTCTGCCTTGATAACACCGCTTAAGTCTAAAAGGTCTTGTTCTTTTTTAACTTCTACAGAGACTTCTTCAATTTTTTTGTTTTTTGCCATAAATTTATCCAACTCTAATTATTCGTGATTTAAGTGGTTGTCTAAAATTATAACCAAAATGGTTACCACTTCCACTAAAACTTGCAGCTGAACTTGCCATTGTTAATGCAAGCGCATCTGCCTTGTCTGGTGACTTGATGCCACGTTTGCGCATCTCGTCTTTGCTTTCAATTTTTATTTTACCACTAGATGTGTATTTATATAAGGGGGAAGCTAACTCTGCTTCTAGCTCATTATCATGAGGTAATCTGCAATCTCTAGAACTTAACCAGTCTTTAATTGCAAACCACAGCTCCGCACGCAAGTTCAAATAATTTTTTTTCGTTGATGGTGCTTCTGCGACATTGACTCCACGCACGGGTAAGTTTTGTTCTAACAATCTATCTACTACACCGGCACCGAGTCCAATAACATCAATTAGTATTTCTTGTGGTCTTTCTATTGCAGTTGCATCGTCATAACGATTTTTAATTACACCGCACAGTTGCATTAAATCCATAGATGGAAAGGATTGAATTTCAAGGACATGATTTCCCTGACGCACGCATAGGGCAGAATTGTCTCCACCAAATCTTGCTACGTCCAATCCCCATACAATAGGTTCGCTAGCCGCGAGTGAAACATCTCTATCAACTGCGCTTTTAATTAGCTCCATTGGTATAACAGTATCATCATCCGCGGTTGGGAATTCGCCCATTACCTCCACGCGTGCGACTGTAGAATCTTCTCCGTACTGCTCAATCATTTTGCTGAAGAGATCTTTGTCAGTACCTTCGACCGTGCGTGAGTCTATCTGTTCGTTTTTCCAAAATGCTTTTGCGCTGTGGAATGAATCATAGAATGGCCCTTGGTTCCTGCGTGGGTTAGAGAAGGTAAACCAAAAACGATTTGGAGTTGGTTCAGAAAAGAATCCTTCTGATACAGAATAAATAGGAGCTGGAATACCCGATGCTTCATCCATAATCAAACATACTCCGTATGATGAGTGGATACCTGCAAACGCATCTGGGTTTTCCTCACTCCATAATTGTGCTTGGGCGTAGTAGTAACCAGTATCTATCTTTAGATCTCTTTCTAATGCTTGATCAAACCAAGCAGCTGGTTTTATGGTTGTTGCAGTTTTTGACCACCAATGAGAATTTAAAGATAATGTAAGCCACTTACCAAGCTCCGCCCATGTTCTACTTCTTAACTGTTGTTCTGTGTTAGCAGTAACAATTACTGTTGATCCTAATCTGGTTGATAACATCCACAAAATAATCCAAGCAACCAAAGCTGATTTACCGATACCACGACCTGATGCTACTGCCATTCTAAACATCTCTGGTAAATCCTTAACACCATTACGTTGAATGTGTATTGTCATTTCTCGCAAAATTTTTTCTTGCCACTTCCTTGGCCCTTTAAATTCTTCAAGGGGGGTATCCTTCATTCCCCAAGGAAAGACAAATTTGACGAAATTTAATGGGTTATCTTTAATTACTGGTGACCATAATTCGGTCATCAATAGTTTTTCTTCTTCTGCTTTATACTTCATAAAAATTACCTAAAAAAATTTTCGCATAGTGTATATATATAACGCACCACCCCCACGTACGCAAAGGGGGGGTAAAATTCTATTCTATGCATATTATATAAACGCAACGCAACAACGCACGAACGGGGCTACGCGTGAACGCGTGCAAGCGTTACTCTTTAACATCTTTTAATGATAGCGTTTCTTTTTCTTGATGATTAATAACTTTCATGCGTGACTGTGCGTGCGTGAGTGCTTCTTTAATATTGAGTGTATGTTCTACAGTTTGCTTTTCCGCCCATGTATCGCGATCAGCCGACTTCAAATAAAATTGTATTGCGTTGAATTCCCCATCTTGTATTTTTTCCATTAACTTTGACGTTGCTAACTGCAATCCTTTTGCTTTTCCTCTGTCTAAACTTTCCTTTAATTCCGAGTTTTTTTTAATTCTATGTTTGTTAAATGTATCCCAACCAATACCCAAAGACCGGCAAATATCCATGATTCCCATGTTAAGCGAGGCGAGATATTCAACCCTTTCATAGTCAATTACTATTGGTTTTCTTCCTCTTTTTTTTGGTGTTTTTGTTGTCATATTCCGATTAATTATATATTAAAAGGGTATTAATTAAGCTTTATTTATAAATTAATTAAAATATTTATATCTTATTGTTGACTTTCTGTACATTTTTGTTAGTATATGTATGTGATATATATTAATAACTATTTAAAAGGAGCAACAAATATGTCAACAAAAAGTAAAACATTTTATGTTTATAAAGATAAATCATTATTGTTTGAAGGTTCTGAGAATGAATGCTTTGAATTCTTATTAAGATATCAAGGTAATTCAGTTTCACATGCTTGTAAATATGAAGGGTATGAAATAACAGATATAGATTCTCATAGCCTATCAAGGTTCTTTGCTTTCTAAACCCCAACCACGATTTAAAAGCCTCGGTTATCCGGGGCTGTCGTGGTAGTGATATATATAAATTTTAAAGAGGTAACCAAAATGAAAAAATTGAAATACTACAGACATGGCGGAATTAAGAAAGGTTCACAAGGCCAAATTACATTATATGGAACAGTAGAGGCCATAACAGATGAACCGGTTAAGGAAACATTTTTAGGCTATTCAACAAGTGAAGCGATGAAAAAGTTTGAGATAACTCTAAAAAACAAAGCCGAAGAACTAGCACAATTTATAAGCCAATAAGGGGACATTATGAAAATATCAAATTGGAAAAAACATATTTTTTATATGAACGATAAAGAGATTGTTCAGTATTACGGGCAACAATGGAAAAATATTAAACATATGAAAACATATATAAAAGAACTTAGACAAAGATATATTTTAGAGGTGACAAAATGAAAATATCAAAGGTAGGAAAGTTAAACTCAAGAAGTTGGAGCCTTGAAGCGTTAGAGACTTGCCCGGCTTCTAAAGATTCAAGCGGTGAACTTGTCCCGGCTTGTAAGGGCTGTTATGCAGTAGGCGGAAACTATCGTTTTAAAAATGTTAAAGAGGCTAGAAGCCATAACAAAAGAGATTGGAAAAGGGCGGAATGGGTAGCCGATATGATAGAGGAACTTGACAGCGACAGATATTTTAGATGGTTCGATAGTGGCGATATGTACAGCCTAGGACTAGCCGAAAAGATATATGAAATCTGTAAGGCTACACCATGGACAAGGCATTGGATACCAACAAGAATGCACAAGTTTAAGAAGTTTAGAAAGATTATTAATAAACTTAATAAGCTTGATAATGTTGTTGTAAGGTTATCAAGTGATGGAATCAACGGGGAAATAATACAAGATGCTAAATACTCATCAACCATCATTCCATTTATAGACAGTCAAACAACAGCAACCGTATGCAATGCACCGCTTCAAGATGGTAAATGTAAAAAATGCCGGGCTTGTTGGGATAAGTCTATCAAAGTTATAGCATATGCCGGACACGGTGCAAAGATGAAAAAACAACAAAGAGAACTAATTCAAATCATGGAGGTAGCATAGATGAATTTTAAACTTGATAATTATACAGCTATAGGAATAGCCGAGGGATTTATAGAAGCTAAAACAAATGAGCAAATAATACAAGCATGGCAGTATCTAGTCGACACCGGTTTAGCGTGGAATCTTCAAGGGTGGTTTGGTAGAACTGCAAGAAGATTAATTGATGATGGTCTTATAAAAAACTAGGGGGAAATAAAACAATGAGCAAACCAAAAGAATATATTTTTAGTAACACTTTTACAGTAACAGAGGAAACGGAGGTTTTAGCCAATAGTTATGAAGAGGCTGTTGAGATATTCCTAAGCGGTGGCGGTACTACTGATGAAGTAGATCAAAGCGGTGGCAATTGGGAATGTATACAAGAACCAACGGAGGGCGAAGAATGAGCAACATATACCCAAACGATTCATGGGGAACATTTAACGCTGAAAGCGAATACAAAGACGTTAAAGGCATACATAAAGACCAAACCATAGATATTAATTTATGGACTGATGATCAAACCGGGGAAAGGTTTTTAAGCCTATATCCAGTTGATGAAGACGGGCAAACAGATTGCTCTAAATCTTTAGGCTTTTATAAATTAGAGGAGGTGCAAGAATGACATTTGTAGATAAATTTGATGATGATCATTTTATATGGCAAGACCATATCAAAGGAATAGATAAACCGGTTTTATGGCAATACAAAAACAAAGAAAAATGTTTTTACCAATGGCCTTTATATAAAAGATCAGATTATAAAATCCTTATAGAACTAACCAAGGAACAAAAAAAGATCGCCCTTGACTACTTAGAGGAACTTCACAAACCATTGAACGAGGAGACAAGGCAACACAACAACGAGAAAGCACGACTAAGGAGGGCTAATAGATGAATGAATTAATAAATACCAAAATGGATGAATGGCAAGAAAAAGGGGACAACGTGAGCATGTTTAAATTTGCATCAATGCTATACATAACAGCACCGCAAGAACAAGAATCAAAACTTGCGGAGATAGAAGAATTTGCACAATGTATAGCATCTGACATGAATGACATTGAACTAGCAAAAGCCAAAAAGGAAATAGAGCAATTAATAGAGGAGGAGCAAACACGATGA